AATAGTATTAAGGGAATGGGTCGTGTAGAAGGTATTACTCGTTTGAACGCGCTTAATAGTGAAGAAGACGGCTGGCTTAACTTGATGTTGGAGAGATAAGATATGACTATGTCCAAGACTAAGCTCTTGGCCGACTATGTGGAGGCGAAAGCCTCCGCAGATCGGTTCAAGAAGCTGGAAAACGAATTGAGAATCAAGATTGTAGAGCAATTCTTCCCTACTGCTGGCGAAGGAACTCACAACTCAACCTTCAAAGGCCTGGAACTCAAGGCTACAGTCCGTTACAACTACAAATTTGACCTTGATGAGCTCAAGATGATAGAGGAAATGCTTAATGAGAATGAGGCAGCTTGTGTCAGACGCAGGCCATCTCTTGATCTGACCAAGTTTAAAGCCCTGGATCCTGATGACAAAGTCCTAATTGAGGATGCTATCATCATAACACCTGGACTTCCTACCCTAACTGTTAAGGAAATTGACTAATGGATATGCGTGAGCTTGAAATCAACGGCTCTAAGGTAGTCTATACAGACATGCCTAAGTTTGCAGTAACCTATTTCCCCAAACACGAGAAGTCATCTCACCAGGAATACAAGGATAAGAGCGCTGCTCTCCTTAAATTCTACAGAATTGCCAGGAAGATGACTGCTGATGAGCTTGTTCGTGTTAACAAAAAGATAATTGAATTAGAGGAGAAGCAGCCATGGTTATAACAAAGCCTGTTTTATTCCATATGATGGCCAAAAAGTCAGCTCTTAAGATGGAAATTGGAGGGTTGAAACACTCACGCGGAAGCGTTTATGCTCATATCAAGCGGACTTATGGGCTCAAAGGCAATAAGCAGAGAGTTTATACTCAATTTTGCGAGCTAGTTGAGAAAGCAAAGGGAGAAGTTGTAGAATGAACAAGCTTGAAATTGATACAGTTGGTATGTGGGCAACACCACTCACACAAGAAGAGCTGCAAGATAGAGTAGCAGCACTCAATAGCATAGAAGCAACTCATGCAATGATGTTCACCTGGAACTACTTAGCTAGTGTTATAGATAATTACAATGATGTGCCAGGTCATTGCCCATGCTGTGGAAAGGAAATTGATGATGAATAACAAAAGTGAAGAAATGACTAGCTTTGTTGACCATTTATCAGAGACAATCTTTGGTAAATCAGTTAGCAAATCCCATAATGATAACACTTGTGTTATTTGCAAAGGCCCTGCTCTTAGCTTTAAGGATCATTTGAGCGCTAAAGAGTATTCAATCTCTGGTATGTGCCAGGTTTGCCAAGATAAAGTATTTGGAGAAGATGATGACTGACTTAAATGATGTCCATATCTGTATGAATTGTCACGAAATCTGTACAGTTATAGTTCATGAGTGGAAAGAGCGCGAAGAATTCTGGGGCGCTCCCTGCTGGAGGACTGAATACGAAGACAGGAGTGAGTGCTGCGACGATGAAGTTGCTACCGCGAGCGAATGTCAACTGAATGGATGGCCTGTTGGCCTGGAATCTGCTAAAGAATTAGGATGGGACAAATGAAAGTACATATAGAAATGGATGATACTGAGCTAGATATATTGCTTGCATATATTGGACGCATGAAAGTCTCTGATATGCGTAGTGATAGGGATGCCGAGCTGTTCTATTCTGGCTATCAAGTCATGAAGCAAGTCCAAAGAGACAGGGCTGTGTATATAGATAGCTGATTACTTGCCCCGCAAGGGGCATTTCATGATACTGTCTATTCATTGGGAGTGGACAGTACAATGAAACAAGGAAACTTAATATGAAATTAACTACAACTATGCTTATAAGAGCATGTAAAGCATACTCATGGGATGACTGTTATAGTGAAGATTTTCCATATAAACTTGAAACATCACTCAATGACAAAAATTATGATAGTTCCTGGGTAGTCGGTAGCTTTGAGGTGACTTGTCCTCTTGATGTGCCTTCTAAAGAGCATATTGTTGCATGCCAGCTTAGAGGATTGGAAGAAGTCCTCAAAGATCATATTGCTACATCTTATAAGAAAAAAATGGATTTGGAACAGCAGATTAAAGATTTAATGGCAATAGAGGATATGTCTGATGGCAATTAAGATCCAAAACACTAACGATATTGAAATCAATAGTGTTAAAACAATAGTGTACGGAGGCGCAGGCGTGGGTAAAACCCGCTTGTGTGCTTCGGCACCATCCCCAATAATCATTTCCGCTGAGAAAGGCTTGCTATCACTAGCAGATGGTGATGTTAGCTTTATTGAAATCAAGTCAATGAGGGAATTTGATGAATGCTATAAGTGGGCCAAGAGCTCATCTGAAGCAGATCTCTATGAGACTATATGTCTTGATTCATTGAGCGAGATAGCGGAAGTACTGGTTGCAGAATTAAAGCCACAATATAAAGATGGACGCCAAGCATATATGGCACTAGCTGATGCTATGATGCCTATGCTAAGGCGTTTCAGAGATTTGGATGGTAAGCATACTGTGTTTACTTCCAAGTTGATACGTGTTGTTGATGAGGAATCAGGAACTGTATCAGAAGAGTTGTTAATGCCAGGCAAAGTTTTGGGCAATCAGATACCATACATGGTTGATGAGTTGTTCAAGATCAATGTTGATCGTAAAGGTGTTGCTTCTCTTCAAACTGCCCCTAGCAGGCTGTCGTTTGCGAAGGATAGAAGTGGCGCCCTGGATAATCCAGAGGTGCTTAACATGACTGTTGTTATCAATAAGATAATGGCGAAACAAGGAAATTAAAACTATGGCACTATTACCAGATGTATTTGTACCTGATGAAGCTGAAGAGAACCCATTTGCTCCTCTCCCAGCAGCCTGGTACACCGCGGAAATTATCAAGTCTGAGCTCAAAGACACTAAGGATGGAACAGGCAAGTATCTGGCTCTCTCCTTCAAGATTGTCGATGGTGACCATGCCAACCGCCTGGTCTTCACTAACTTGAACTTGGTTAACAAGAGTGAAGTTGCTGTTAAAATCGCTCGTGCTGATCTGAAAGCAATCTGCGGAGCTTGTAACATTGAAGGTGAGCTTGAAGACTCAGTTGATCTCCATAATATCCCTATGGAAATCAAGTTGTCTCTTAAGCCAGAGACTGCTCAGTGGCCTGCTAAGAATGAGATCAAATCGTTCAAGCCAGAAGGCTGGGAACCTGGCTCTGATAGTGATGACTCTCCCTTCTAAGTGACTATGCCCCCGCAAGGGGGCTTTTTGGAGATAGAATATGCTAGAACAAGAACATTTGAATAGGCTGCTGAATGATCCTGAGACAGTTAGCCTTCCGCGTCCCTACCTGGGTCTGTCTCAGATAGGAGAGAAATGTCACAGAGCACTTCAATACCATCACTACTGGGCCTATGAGATTACAATCAGCAAAAGAGTCCAAAGGCTGTTCAAAGTAGGACATAGAGAAGAGCAAGTGATCATAGATGACCTGGCAGAAATAGGCATCTTTGTAACTGACTCCCAAGAGGAGATGACTGGGACTGCTGGTCATTGGAAAGGGCACTGTGATGGCATAGCAATAGCTGAAGTAGACATATCACAGAGATTCCTGGTAGAGTTCAAAACTCATAGCCAGAAGAACTTTGATCTTGTTAAAAAGAACGGAGTTAAGAAATTCAGTTCAAAGCATTATGGCCAATGTATGGCTTATATGGGCTACCTGGATCTGCCATATTGCTTATATGTAGCTTACAATAAGAACACATCAGAAGATTGGTGTGAGGTTATAATGTTTGATGAAGAAGAGTTTAAAGAGCTGAAGCGGAAAGAGATGGAAGTAATAGCATCTGATGGACTGCTCCCAAGAATAGGTAATGGCTCTCCAGCCTGGTTTGAGTGTAAGTTTTGCGATGCCAGGAAAGTATGCTTTGGTAGAGAGCTTCCGCCTATCACCTGTCGCTCTTGTCAGCATGTAGATATAGAGAAAGATGGAGTTTGGGCCTGTAGTCTTCAAGACTGTAACCTTTCTGTAGATGATCAGAAGGCTGCTTGTGATGAGTATCAACTGAGTAATATATTTATGGAGGAAAAGTGATGAGTGAGCACATAAAATGCAGGCACGGGGCATATCTCGATATGCAGCGTTGTTGTTACTGCGACCAAGAGCGCATCGAAGAGCTGGAAGCCGAGAACAAGGCACTACGTGAGGCTTTAGAGGTATTGGCCAAACTGGGTAATGGCGACCACTACGGCAACAGCGATGGTAACCGAATAGCGCAAAAAGCACTACTGGAGGCAGACGATGATTGAGATGCGCTGGCTTGAAGACGAACGGTGGGTTGGAGGTACTATAATTCAAACATCAAAGGACTTGGTTTTACAGTACCGACAACAGGTTGAAGGTGAGTGGACAGAATGGGTAACGGTTCCAATGGAGTCATTACTACTGGAGGTGAGTGAATGAAGCTTTCAGACGCAGCAGTGTTAGCCCTGTTACTGGTACTGGTGGCGGGGATAGCGGCCAGTGTAAGCCGTGACATTGCATTCAATCAATGTAAAGCAGCACTGGAGCAGAGTGATGAGTGAGCTAGCTTTTTATAAGATAGCTAAAGAACAGTCGCTGCGCATAGGAGAACTGGAAGCCGAGAACAAAGAACTCAAAAAGGAAAACAACCGCAAAGCTGATTGGAACATGAAAGCCTTTGAAGAGCTACAGGCACTGCGGGAGGCGGCACAGGCTGTAGTGGATAACTTCTTTGTTGTTGGCGAATCAACAGCCCATGCACGGCCTAAAGACTTACATGCACTAGCAGCCCTACTGGAGAAGAGCGATGAATGACACGCTAATTGAGCGTCTTGATTGGGTGGCAACTGTCGCCGAAGACACGGAGGGGTTGGGAAATAAGGCTTATCTAATTTGTGATAAGGCAGTAGACACAATCACAATACAGGCAGAGCGCATAGCCGAGCTGGAAGCCGAACTCAAGGCACTGCGGGAGGCTGCGCAAGACACACAAATCACGCTGCATACGATGCTATCAGACCAGAATACCTACCGCTTTGAGGGTATTTACATGGATGTTATGCGAGAGCGGCTGTATTACCACAAGGAAGCACTGGAAAAGCTACTGGAGGAAACAAAATGAAAATTGAGCTACGGCATTATCAGAAAGATGCTGTCTCAAAGACAATGAAGTATTTTCAGGAACACAAAGGAAAGAATGGCTTGATAATGTTGCCGACAGGTAGCGGAAAGACTTACGTCATTGCAGATATAATCCGCCAGGCCAGGGAGAAATGGAATGTTAAAGTATTGGTGGTATCCCATGTCAAGGAAATCCTCGAACAGAACCACACATCACTCGAGAAGTATCTGGATGAGAGAATTGGACTCAACAGCGCTGGGCTGGGAAGAAGAGAATGCCGAGATGTTACTGTGGCAGGAATACAGAGTATATACAGATCCACTCATATGTGGCAAGACCACCAGCTCATCATCGTTGACGAAGCCCACCTCATATCTCCAGAGCAAGGTACTATGTATCAGAAGTTCTTTGAGGGTATTGGGAAGCATGTGTGCGTTGGCCTTACTGCTACTGGCTTTCGGCTCGGTGATGGTTACATATATGGTCGTAATAAGTTGTTTGAGCGTGCTATTGCTGATTGGTCTAGCGTTGAGCACTTTGAACAATTGGTTAAGGAAGGTTATCTCGCGCCTCTGACCACTAAGCGTACAGCACTTGAAATGGACGTAAGTGACATCAAGCTAATTGGAGGAGATTTTAATGAAAAGCAGATGTCCAGCAAATTTAACAGACAGGCAGTTACAGAGGCGGCTATCAAGGAAATACTTGCTGCGGGGAGGAGTCGCAAGAAGTGGCTTATATTTGCCATCGACATTTCGCACGCTGAGCACATCGCTGAAACTCTCATACGGAATGGCATTAAGACAGCACCTGTCCACTCAAAGATGTCAGACTCTGGATTTTGTAGAAATAGAACAGTAGAGGGATTCAAAGATGGAAAATATCAATGTGTGGTTAATGTTAATATTCTCACTACAGGTTTTAATGAACCTGGGATTGATCTCATTGCAATGTTACGGCCTACTAAATCCCCCGTCCTCCATGTCCAAAGTTTGGGACGCGGTTCACGTATATGCTCTGATAAAAGCAACTGTCTTATTCTTGATTTTGCAGGTAATACTGCTCGTCTCGGCCCTATCAATGACCCTCTGGTTCTAGAGAAGGGCAAGGGCAAAGGCACAGGTGATCCAATAACTAAGGAATGCCCTAAGTGTCTATCAATTCTAGCTCCCGCTGTGAGAGTCTGTCCTGACTGTGGGCACAAGTTTCAATTTGAACATAACCTAAGTGCTAACGCCCAGAGAGCAGAGATAATAGCTGGAACTAAAGGGCAATGGTTAAAGGTTGATAATGTAGAGTATGGAGTTCATGCTAAGTATGGCTCTCCATCTACTCTCAAGGTCACGTATGACGCGGAAGGATACAGGATAGATGAGTACATCTGCGTTGAGCACAAAGGCTTTGCTAAACACAAAGCTGATCACTGGGTTAAATACAGAGGAGGTGAGCCATGTAGAGATGTAAGGGATTTGCTCCAACAAGCAAAGTATCTAAAAATCCCAAATAAGATACTGATACAAAAGGAAAAGAAAAGATTAGTGTTAAAGGATTCATCTTTCTAAAGGTTATATGGAGAGGCGTTTTTAGATCGAAAAGTTCTAAGAAAGTTCTTTACTTGACCAAACGGATAGTATAGAATCGTTACTCTATCTGGGAAAACCTAGTTAGAGAACACCCTAACCCAATATTGAGGAAGTAATAATGTCAGAAGAATACACCGAAGGCCAGGAAGAAGAAAACAATGAAATACGTGCAGCGTTTGATGTTGCTGTGGGTGGTGAGCTTGAAGAAGATGATGTGAAGATGGCAATGATCGGCGCTGGTGCGACTTTCAAGAATGTCACTCGCTTCTACAATCAGTTCATGATCGATGCTGGCCTGGCTATTTCCAAAGCAGATCGGGATCAAATTGTTGCTGATACTCTGGAAGGCCTGGACCTGGATACTGAAGATTCATTCCAGAATGCTGTAGGTGACCTGGTAGCTGCTGTACAAGGTGCAACTGAGCGTTCCGCTGCTGCACTCATTCGCTCATATGGTAAGCGTAATGACCTTGAGGTCTATGCTAAGCCCAAGGGTGAAGGTAGTGGTCGAGTCGGCTTTGCTAGTCAGTACTATGACTTCCTGGTTGCTAACCCAACTGTCAGTGAAGAAAGTGCTAAAGCCTATATCATGGGCGAAGGTGACTATGTTGAGACATCTGAGAATGTTAAGCGTCACGCATCTCATTACCTGGCAATCTGGAAGTTGGTGAACAGGATCGTAGCATCCTACACCCAAACCCAAGCAGCTTAATACGCTGTAAATTCGAAAGTAGGGGGCAGAAATGCTCCCTGCTTTCACGTCTAAAATTCAAGGATTTGATATGATTATAATTGGCGCTGGAATGGCTGGCTTGTTAGCTGGTCAATACTTCCGCTCAATGGACCCAACCATCATAGAGAAAGCAGATGGCCTTCCCAATAACCATCACGCACTTCTTAGGTTTAGAAGTAACGCAGTATCTGATCTAACTGGCATTCGTTTCAAGAAGGTCAAAGTGCATAAGATGATCAACTACAAAGGTGATCACTATACTCAAAGTAATCTCATGCTCAATAACCTTTACTCTGAGAAGGTCACTGGTGGATACTATCCTAGATCAGCTTTGAACCTCGACCCAGCGGAAAGGTTTATAGCACCTCCCAACTTCATTGAGATGGCATCTATAGGTCTTGATATAGAATATGAATCTGATGCCAATGGCTTGATGGTTAATACTTTCTACCCTATTATAAGCACTATGCCAATAGCTGCCTTAGCAGAAATGCTAAATTACAATCTTGATGAAGAGCTAGAAACCAGGCCTATATGGACAGTAAAGTTTAACATAGATACAGAGATGGAATTATACCAGACTGTATACTATCCAAACCCTGAGATGCCTTTATATAGGATGTCAATCACTGATGATAGGGTTATAGCAGAGTTCATTAGTGACCCTAGGGATCACTGGGGAGATAAGCTATATGATAATCTTGCTCACTTCCTGGAGATTGACTTTGGTATAATACAGACAAAGAATCAGTTGCATTCTAGAGATGAGCATATGCAGAAGCATGGCAAATTGGTTCCTGCTGACAGAGAGCCTTTGCAAGAATTCTTCCGCTGGGCGACTGTGGAGCATAACATCTATTCACTAGGTAGATGGGGTACTCACAGACAACTACTTATGGATGACGTAGTTAATGACCTGAGAGTAATAGGTAACATGATAGACTCAAACAACTACAGGAGGTAGTATGAAAGTAACACTTGTCAATTATACCGGGGATGCCTTAGAGCTTATGATCTTTTCCAAAAGCACTAGGCTGCAAATGAGTCCAGACTTATATGATGAGATACTTAAATGGCCACAAGAGAAGAAGCTTGAAGAAGCAGAATACATATCGAATACTATCAAAAGTAGCTGGGAGTTTGTAGACTATACTTTTCTCATAGAGGGAGTGAGTCGAGCATTTACACACCAGTTTGTCCGTAACCGCCAGGGCAGCTATGCTCAGCAGACTATGAGGATGCTAGATGTAAATGGGTTTGAATACACTACTGGACCTAGCATGGAAGGTAACTATGAGGCGTCCCAGCTTTATCATGACACTATGTATACTCTTGATGCAGTGTACAAAGAGCTTATGAAGATGGGCATCCCAGCGGAAGATGCTAGAGGTGTATTGCCTACCAATGTGCATACTAACATCATGGCTAAATATAACCTGAGGACTCTCTCAGAGCTAGTAGCATCAAGAAGCTCTCCCAGGACCCAAGGTGAATTCCGCGAGGTGATGAAGCATATGAATGCAGAAGTCCTTAGAGTTCATCCATGGGCAGAGCTGTTCCTTGAGAACAAGAAGGTGAAGGCAGCAAAGGCACTTGATAAGTTCGCAGATGGTGACCTTGATGTAATCAAACAAATTGACATACTAAGGAAGTGATATGAGCGATCCAGGAAAGCATTATCGCTACGAATACAAAGGCATAAAGCTAGACCCAGCTAGGATAGTTACAATATACAAGTGTGACAACCTTATGGCAGGTACTATTGTCAAAAAGGCTTTGTGTGCAGGAAACAGAGGCCAGAAAGATTTAATCCAAGACCTGGATGACATCATATGTGCAGCTGAACGTTGGAAAGAAATGATAATAGAGGATTCAGAATGATTACAATATTGTTTGATACAGAGACCACAGGCCTGCTTAAGCCAAAAGCATCTCCGCTCTCTTCACAGCCAGAGATCATTGAGATATATGCTATTAAGATAACAGAGTCAGTTAGCAACGGAGAGCGGAGGGTTGAGGACATGAGTGACTTTGAGTCATTTGTTAGGCCGATAAGCCCTGTTAGTGAAGAGATAACAAAAATAACCGGTATAGATAATGGTATACTGAAGGGAGCACCAACCTTCTCTCAGATACAGCCTAAGCTCACAGAGTTCTTCTTTGGGGCTCATAGGCTTGTGGCTCACAACCTGGCCTTTGATCGTCAGATGCTAGCTAACGAGCTTATCAGATTAGATAGACAGTTCAAGTTCCCATGGGCTCCTAGCCATATCTGTACAGTAGAGAAGTCACTTAAGTACGAGCAGCGCAGGATGAATCTGACCAGACTTCACGAACACTTATTTGGAGAAGGGTTCCCAGGTGCTCACAGAGCTAAGAATGATGTCCTTCCGCTGCGGCGCTGCTATGAGGAGATGGTCAAGAGAGGAGACATTGTATGATACACCTTGCTCTGAAAACTGAGTTCAGTTTTAAACAGAGCTTCTTGCACATTCATGACATACACAAGTATGTCGTGGATGGGTATGTAGGGATAGAAGATGTCAATAATACTTATGGGCATATACCCCTACAGAGGGAAGCAGATAAGCATGGCTTCAATCCTATATTTGGAGTCCGTTTAAATGTGCTTAGGAAGGCACAAGAGAAGCAAAGGATATGCAACTTACAGTGGGTGTTTATAGCTACTGAACAGAGTAGCCTATCGGCTTTATATAGACTGGTTCAGAAGGCTTATGACCAGTTCTACTATATACCCAGGATCAGTATGCAAGATGTCTTTGATGTTAGTCAAGAAGGTGTACAATGCTTTTCTCCTACAGAGATGGCTGGCCAAGGTTATTTTGGTAGCAGGATAGCGATAGATAATAACAGCTTCTCAACGGCTGGAGATAGAGAAGTATATGAACTACTTGCTGGAGCTAGGAAGCATGGAGCTGGCTATTCTTTCAACTTTACTGACTGCACTTATCCTCAGCATATTCTCAGCAAAGAAGAATGGATAGCTGAGTATGATAATGAAGAAGCTACAGGGATAACATACCACATAGCCAAGCAGTGTACAGCCAGGATACCTCAAGCTGAGATGATCAAGTGGAAGGGGTCTCATGATATAGAATCTGCTTGTGACAAGACAAAGGTAGAATGGAACTCTGAGTATGAGGAGAGGCTGCAGTATGAGCTTTACCTTATCAGGGAGAAGGATTACATTGATTACTTTCTTATAACAGCAGATGTTATTAACAATGCCAAGAAGACTATGCTAGTAGGCCCAGCACGCGGATCATCAGCGGGAAGTCTAGTCTGCTACTTGCTCGGAATAACAGAGGTAGATCCAATTGAGCACAAACTTATTTTCGAACGTTTTATTGACGTCAACCGATTCGACCTTCCAGATATCGACATTGACTTCCCTGATACAAAGAGAGATACAGTCATCAAGTATCTTAAACATAAGTATGGACGAGACAAAGTTATGTGTCTCGCTAATATTAACAGGTTCAAGCCCAAGTCTGCAATTGGAGAGTTTGCGAAAGGACTTGGGATACCTGCTTACGAAACTGACGATGTTAAGGGAGCTATCATTGAGCGAAGCTCAGGTGATGCACGAGCAGCTATGCAAATACACGATACCTTTGAAACAACAGAACCAGGGCGTGCATTTATTGACAAGTTTCCTAGTATGGCACTCGTCTCAGCAATCGAGGGACACGCTAGTCATGCCGGTAAGCACGCAGCAGGAATCCTGGTTTCTACTTTACCGTTGTGCATGTATGGCTCTCTCAATACTCGTGATGAAATCATAATGATGGATAAAAAGGATGCTGAAAGCCTAGGTCTGCTTAAGCTAGACTGCCTAGGACTTCGCAACCTTGCTATCCTGGAAAATGTAGCTGATCAGATAGGCATGGAGTACAGCGACTACTACACACTTCCGCTCGATGATCCAAAGACATACGCCCTGTTCAATGCACTCAGGCTCAATGGTATATTCCAGTTTGAGGGACAGGCTCTTCAAATGATTGTTAAACAAATGGGAGTACGGAACTTTGACGACATATCTGCAATTACTGCTCTTGCTAGGCCTGGCGCTCTTAACTCCGGTGGTACTGCTAGATATATTAAATATGTCACAGGAGAGGACACACCTGTCTTCCATTCTGAGGATCATAAGTCTATTACTGGTGATACTTTTGGTATCGTTGTATATCAAGAACAGATGATGGAGATAGCCAGGAGGTGTGGTGGGCTCAGTTGGGCAGATACTTCCGACCTCCGCCGTGCCGCCTCCAAATCTCTAGGTGATGAATTCTTCGGGAAGTATCGAGAACAGTTCATAAAGGGAGCACAAGAAAACGGATATGACGAAGAAACAGCTAATCAACTTTGGTCTGACATCTCTAGCAGTGGCTCATGGAGCTTCAATAAGTCTCATGCTGTTAGTTATGGACTCGTTAGTTACTGGACTGCTTGGGCCAAAGCAAATTATCCTATGGAGTTTGCTGTTGCTAGTCTTAACCATTCTGCAAACGATGACGCTGCGATTAAGCTTCTGCGTGACTTGGTCAGAAACCAGGGCTTTGACTATATTCCTGTTGATCCAGATAAGTCAGATATTGGTTGGAGTTACGATGGCAATACTCTCATTGGTGGCCTTATCAACATAAAGGGGATTGGATATGCAAAGGCACGAACGATACTCAAAGCAAGGAACGGAAATGCTTCCCTCACACCTGGGCTTTTCAAAGCTCTTAATAATCCATCTACTGTTTTTGATATTATTTTCCCTGCTGATCATTACTGGGGGCATCTATATAGAGACCCGAAATCTTACCAGCTTGAGGGAAAGCCAATGTTCATCAGAGACATTGAAGGAAGAGGAGAGTTCATCTTCATCGGATGCCTCATTGACAGGAACCTCAGGGACTTAAATGAGCAAGTCTTTCTGGAGAAGAGAGGAGGCAATAGAGTTGAGGAGTACACACAATACCTTAACTTCAAAGTCGAAGACGATACGGATATGATCAGCTGTAAGATCAGCCGCTACAAGTATGATGCTATAGGCAAAAAGATAGCTGAGAGCGGCAGGGTTGGGAAGGACTGGTATCTTATCAAGGGTGATATCAAAACAGATTGGCGTATGATAGATGTCAAAGAGATTGTGAACCTAAATCAATACTTCAAGGTGGATATAAAATGAAAACAACTTTGTACAAGCAAGATGTGACAGGTGAAATCCGCGAGTGGTCTGTGGAAAGGGTGGATGATGAAACATATATTATCACTTGGGGTCTACATGGTGGGGCCTTACAAGAGCAGTATGAGAAGGTCAAGGAGAATCAATCAGGTCGTGAGCTCAAAGAACAGATGATGCTTGAGATGGCTAGCAGGATCAGCAAGCGGAGAGACCAGGGATATGTCAATAGCATCCAGAAAGCTTTGGAGCCTGTGACTAACTCTATCAATATGCCTAGACCAATGCTGGCTCAGAAGTACCAGGAGAGGTTGATACCAGAGGACTTCTTTGTTCAGTATAAGTATGATGGTAATAGGTGCCTGATAACTAAGCAAAACAATAAGGTATTTGCATATAGTAGGAACGGGAAAATTATCAATTCGATTAACCATATCACTAACGCAGCACGTTTTATCCCTGAAGGCACTATTCTTGATGGCGAACTATATCATCACGGGACTCCGCTGCAGACCCTCAGAAGTTGGATAGCAAAAGGGCAGGCTGATAGTATGAACCTAGTCTATATGTGCTATGATATTATGATGAATGCTAGTACCATAGTAAGGTTTGACACTATAACCAACATTGGTTTAATACCTCCTATATTTATAGCACCTACCCATAGGCATGATAGAAAGGATTTAATACCAGAGCAATTCAGAATGGCCAGGGATCAGGGTTATGAAGGACTTATTGTGAGGGATGTCAATTCACATTATGAGGCAGGTAAGAGGTCGAAGTCTCTGATCAAGGTGAAAGAATGGCACTCTGATGAGTTCCTTGTTACAGGAGTAGAGCCAAGCAGAGACAACTGGGGTATATTGGTATGTACAGACAAGAACAGCAAGCAGTTCAAGGTTTCCGCTCCTGGCTCAATCCCTGATAAGGAATATGTCCTAGCTAATGCATCTGATTATATAGGACAGCAGGTGACAGTTGAGTATGCTAACCTAACTAAAGATGGCATACCGTTTCATCCGGTTGCTATCGCGTTTCGACTCAGCGGAGAGTAGGAAACGTTCGAGAAGCCCCTTTTTAAGCGATTCTAGGGGCTTTCTCTTTTTAGTAGGGGCTAGGGTAGGGGTAAAATAAAAGCCCGTATACGCGATTCTAGAGCCTCTCATAATGACATGATAAAGTCTTCAAGCTCTTTTGTACTCTTGAACATCGACCAGTCCTGGTCATCTCCACTAGCAGCAGCACCAACTCTACCAGAAGTTATGATCTCATCAATGCCAGTTTTCTTCCTGGCCTTAGCTAAATCACGAAATATCTTCTGAGTCTTTGACTTACCAATAGTAGGATTCATCAAGAACCTAGTGAAGTCAGTAGGAGCGCCAGGGAAGTCTTTAGACATAAGCCTAATGAACCCAGGAGTATCAGCTTGGTCTTGACGGCCAACTGTTCTCAAACCAGCTTCTATCTTACTTTGCAATGGAGCCTCGCCTTTCCGCCAGGCGTCTCTGCCTCCAGTACTAGCACTTGCTTCAATAGCTTGTCCAGGACTGAAGTTTCCAATATCACCTTTAGCAGCTGCAGCAGCATCATCTAGTGTTAGGAACTTTGGATATAGCTCATCTACTGCAGCAAGCTTTGTTCTAACATTATCAGGGAGGTTAGCACGAAGTGTACCAAGAGCACCTTGTAGCTCAGTAGCAAGAGCATCCCTGCCTTGAGAGTTAGCCTTGACTATATATGAGTTAAGAGTCTTGTCAATAGCATCATAGTGTGC